GTCCAGGTACTCGATCGGAAGGTCGCTCAAAAGCGATGTCAGTTCGTAGATTTCATCTATCGCAACGTCGGCGGCGGCCACAATGAACACCGCCCGTTCATTTTCGGGAGTCAGGAACAGTTTGACGAGGAAATCCCCGATCGTGCCAATATGTTCGGTCAGCTTTTTCAGTCGCGCACGTGTCAATTTCGGGATCTCGACTTGCTTTTTTCCAAGCCACACGCGGTCTTGCTTGAAAAGAGAAAACATCACTATGCCCCCTTTGGGATAAATGAGAGAGGGGCCGCGTGGCCCCTCTTTTGTTACGGCGTTGCCGTTGCTGTGATGTCGCCCCACGTATAGAGCAACCCGAACTTGGCCGGGTCGGTGCTCGGATACGCGGTGGCGGAAATCGTGAAACGCAGGTTGTTGTCGACCGTGAAAGCGGCGTTCATGTCGAACTTGATGCCGCAGGATTCGATGTAGATGAACCGGCTGGGATCATTAACGCCAAGCGGCTTGATGACAGCACGCCGGCGCGGCAGTTCCTTGCCGGCAAGGCCGTAGACCTCATATTTGACCTTTTGCGAATCGGTGCCGTCGACGATTTTGTCCGCGTTCGGGTTGAACTTCACGACCTTTTCGAAGTCGATGTCCGGCGTCTCGAAGTTGATCGCACCGACAACCCCCGTCACGATCGACTTGACCGGCGCCGTGCCGAACTGGTCGACGGTCGGTTCAAAGTAGTTTGTCGTCGTCGTGAACGTGAGGCCGCCCTGTGTCACGTCGATGATGATGCCATCCGTTTCAAGCTGGCCTTGCTCGTCGATGCCCCACTCGAAAATAGCGGGACCGGCGTAAACCTTCGTCACGTCAGCCACGGATCATTCCCCCTTGTGAAGAACACAAAATTGGTTGAATACATTGGCCTGTCGCCGCTGTCCAGCCCGAGATAGATCGGGTTGGATTGAAGTGCCAGACAAGAAAAGACATTCGCTTCGCCGACCTTGAAGTTTGCCCGGCGGTGCAGGTGCTGGATCAGGTTTTTGGCAAGTTCTTCAGTCGAAGCCATGTTGGCGGGATTGGCTTTGTACGACTTGCCTTTCACGATCACTTGAAACGTCGGGCGTTCAGTCGGCACATACTCATGCGGTGCAGACCCGCCGGTTCCAAAAACGAAAAGGCACGGGTATTTGTTTTCTGGCAGGTCGGCCGGAATGAAGTTTGGATCCGGGTATACGGTAAAACCAGCGGCCGTCAGATACGCGATCAGATCGCTCGCGAGCATCGCGGGTCACCCCTTCAGCACATCCGCCATGTCGTCGAAGAACGGCTGTTCGTTCATCTTCAAGGCGTTTTCGAGAAACTTTTTGCCCGGCGCATACCCGTTGTACATGCCCTTACTGCGTGTTTTCTCGCCCGGCGTGAGTTCGACCAACCGGCCGTCTTTGGTGTGCATGAACCCCTCATGCTGGACGACGGAGTAGCTGTCGACTTCTGGGCTGGCGCCAAGTTCGATGTGCATGCCCTCGCCTGTTCGTTGGACTTCACCAACAACCAGCGCAGCTTCCAGATCGCCTGTGTCAAGCGGAGCCAAACGTTTTCCATCGTGAATTACCTTCTCGGCCCGCGTCACCAACTTCTTTTCGATCCGTTGATCCAGCTCGCGCTCCATCCGGTCCAGGTTTTCGATGATCGCCTCAAGTCCGTCGAGCCGAATCTCAAAACTGCTGCGGCCGGCCATAGACGATCACCTTCTTCACGTCGTCGGTCCCGAGATACTTCTTCGCTTCGAAGTGCGCCACATCGCACCGAACGGTCACGCCAAGCTTGTTTGTATATTCGAAGTAGTCGTCGAAACCGATCGCGTGCGGCCCTTCCAGGTGGATGGTATAGGCGATCTGGACTTCCTCACCGCGGGCGTTGCGAATCAGGCGCTGTTCCTCTTCCACCTTGGCGGCTTTTTCGGTAGCTGTCGGGGGCAATGGCCGTCCCCAGTCGTCCTTTTCGGAGTGATAATGCACCACCTTCGCCGGGTACCCGAACAGGCTCATATCAGCACACCGCCAAACTGCTGCTGCACGGCCAGTTCTTCCGCTGTCGGGCCGAGAATTTCACGCACAACGGGCGAGAGCGCCGGGCGTTCCACGTCGTCCTTGTAGGTTACCGACTCACCGCCGTCATTGACGGTTTTTACTCCGTGCTTCTGATACTTCAGTGCCGGGTCAAGCCCCTGAAGCTCCCAGACGGCCTGCAGAGCGACGATTTCGACGGAGAAGACATTTGTATCGGGGTACCACCGCGAAAGGTTCCTGACGGCCTGCGCGACAGCCACAGCGCGTTTCTGATCGGTTGCCTTATCCCACGCTTCGGAATCCAGCAGGTTCCCCGCGATCCAATCGCCGACCTCGTGAACGGTAGGCATGGCGATCACCCGCCGTCATCATCGGATTTCTTGCTTCCCTTGCCCTTCGTCGCTTTTTCTGCCGCCTGATACTGCTGCTCAACCGGTTCTGCCGCAACCTCGGCAATCCCGGAATCGAGAAGGCGCTTGGCGTATTCGGGTTTTACGTCTTTGATGACATCCCCGGGCCGGTACCAAACGCCGTCGTGCTTGACGACGCCTTTCACCTTCAGATCCACGTTTCGTCACCCTTTCCAAGAGAAAGAGCGCCCCGAAGGGCGCCCTTCATCAGATCACCTTTGCCGACATGACGGAATCCGCGTACGGGAACACCGGGAAGGCCAGGTTCACGGCGACTGTGCGGACTTTGATCGGGTGCTTCGACACCAAGTCTCGATATACGTAAATCCCCATATCGCCTGTGGCCTCCGCTTCGATGCCGTCCATGAGTTCCTCCGTGGACGTCGCCCACAGATAGTTCCCGAGCGGACCTTCCGGAAGCATGACAAACCGGTCGTCCGGCGCCATGCGGAGCGTCTGGTATTTCGGCCTGCCGTTTTCCAGCCCATCGAGTTCAACGCGTGCTTGCGTGTCGTACGCGATGATCCGCGGCAGGTCGAGCGACTCCAACACGGCGTTCAGTTGCTCTCGGTTCAGTTGCGGCGGTTGTGCCGTGCCGCTCGGATTGCCGAAGTATTGCCGGCGGATCGACAGGTTTTGCAGCAGATACGACAGAACGCGCTGGCTTGTGAAAGCACGCGTCAGTCGCACGCCACGATCTGCCTGGTAGTTCCGCCAGTTCTGAATGTCTTCCAGCGGCCGGCTGTTTTCCGTGTCGCTCCACAGGCTCGTGCCGGACAGAACCGGCTTTTGCTCCGGCGTGTAGCCCCAGTCGACATGCACATGCACATCGCCTTCGGAATAGTCCACGACGCCAAGCGACACGGCCTGCATGGCGATCCATTCCTTCCGCGCACGGATGCCGTCAACGAGGTACTGAACATCATTCAGTTGTTCGCGAATGATTTGCGCGACTTCTTGCCGACGCAGGCCGCCGCCTTGAGCTGCCATCAAGAGCAGACGGACCAGTTTTTCGTCCATCCAGCGGCCGCGTTGAATCTTCGGGATTTCCACACGTTGACCCTTCATGCCTTCACGCGAACCGTACTTCGTTTCCGTGCCCAGCGCGGCAATTTGCGCCATGACCGGAAGGCGAGTTTCGCTCACGATGACGTCCACCGTCAGTTCATCCGTCTGCCGGGACGGGAACAACGTTTCATGCAGATAGTCGTTCGGAATCGAAAGGTTGCGCGCGTATACGAGCAGTTCTTCGCCCGACAGCGCTTCTTCCAGCATCAACAGTTCGTCTGCCATGATTCCATTTCATCCCCTTCTGTCGAAATTAAGCAAAGACAATGTGCGGCATCTTTTGCCGCAGCGTGTCGTCCACGGTGACCGGGATTCGTGCAGCAATCACCTTGGCCACCTCGAAAGCACCGACGATGTGGTCGCCATCCCGGACGTTCACCGTCCGTTTCAGGATGACCGACGGGTTTTCGCTGCCGTCGTTTCCTGCCGGGTTGTACGGCACGTATTTGCCGTTAGCCAACTTCGCCATCGGCATGCCCTTCTTGATGATCTTGTCGCCGTTGGAATCTGCCGGCACCTTCGACGAGTCGATGGTGATGCCGTTCGTCACCTCGCGGACGACTTCCAGCGACGCCAGGATTTCGTAATCGTCGTCGACGATGAACTGCTCCTTCGGTTGCAGTCGCATGTGCTTTTACACCTCCGTCATTTCTTGGCCCACGGGTCGTTTTCGGGTTTGGTTGCGACACCGCGGTTTTTGGCGAGTTCAATGATTTTTTCGAGAGACTTCTTCTTTTCGTCCGGGGAGTTTCGGACGTCTGCGCCGAAGCGGCCGGCACCAGGTTTCTGCCTCAACAGGTGCGGCTTCTTCTTGGCCAGCGCCTCGAGCGCTTCTTTTACGCCCTCGATCTCGCCCTTGTCGTTCTCTTTGCACTTCGACAAGTCCGCGAGCTTCAAGGCGTCCTCCCAGTCGGCGAACCCGAGTTCATTCGCCACGATCTTTACCTCGGCGGTAAGCAGGCGTTGGAACGTCTTTTCGGCCTGCTCTTTCAGGCGCTCGTCCAGCAGCTTTTCGATGTCGATCGAGCCGGCGCTTTTGTCGTCGCCTTGGCCGCTCGCGGGCTTCAAGGCCGCCTTCAAAGCCTCGACCGAATCGAAACCAAGCTCTTTTGCAAGCGCCTGTTGGCCGGCTTTCTTGGCGCGATCCAGGCGGGATTTGACGTGCTGGTCAAGTTCCTCTTGGGTGAAGTGCTTCTTTCCTTCACCTTTGGGTTCTTGAGTTTGACCGCCGTCGTCACCACCGTTGTCTGCGCCGTCTCCGCCGCCGTCGTCCCCACCTTCGCCGGCGAACAGTTGCAGGTTCATCGGCAGCGGGAACCGTTGTTCGAGAAAGTCCTTCATGCTCGATCAAACCTCCGTTTTTAAGCCTGGGTCGGCTGTTTTTCCGCCGGAGCTTTTAACGACTTCACGGCGTGTTGGTCATGAAAAAGGGCCCGCGGAAGTCTCATCCGGGGCCCGTTATGACAGTTTAAAGCCTCACAATATCCACTTCTTTTCCGCCCTCAGTCATGACTTTCAGTTTCTCGGGGATACCAAAAGTGTGGTCGTTTCCTCTGTCTGCCTGCCTTTTCAACGCCACAAGCCCGCGGCTGATTGCGTCGATCGCCTGCTCCATCGCGCAATATCGAAGTTCATCCGATCGATCCGGCCGGAACGGCGCCATGTGGAGGTGCAGCAATTCATGGACCAGCGTCTCTTCCATGTCATGCCCTTCCATTGCCCTCTCGGGATAATCGACAGGATCGAGAATCCGAACTTGCGCCATGCGTTTCTCGAGCGTCCACTCGACCTCACCGCAACAGCCGTTGTTTTGCATGTCACGCTCGCGGCATATCGAAACGTCGACGATCCAATCCTGCAGCCGCAGAATTTTTTGCCACTCCGCACATTTGGCGCGAAGCTCTTCCTCCGTGAGAATGACGGCGCTCATGTTACAGCACCCTCGACCGGCTCATACGTTTTTACGAAGATGTCAGGTTTACACGGGTAGAATTCGCCATTTACGCCGCGAATGATGTAATCTCCCGGGCAGACCGTGTGGCCTCCCTCCGGCGTATCGATCCAGCCATGATCATGCATCGCATGGCCGCAATAACCGCATACCTGATCGCCGCGTACGTACGGATGGCGATAGTACCGGACGACCTTGCCTTCGCTTTTGAACTCGTTCCCCTCGGAGTCTTTTATGATTCGGCATTGGTCTTCCGGGTGATCACCATTCTTGAACCACCGATGAGCTTCAACCATAATGGGTTTCTTGCGATAAAGAGCCATTTCAGTTCATCCCCTTTTTGATTTCAGAGTTAATCCGTCTGTATGCCTCTTGCAATTCCCGATACGCCTTCGTGTTCCGCGCCTTCATGCTGGCGAACGTCCGAAGATCGGGTGTTTCGTCCGGCAGAACAGCCTTGTACCTGATCCATTGCTTGCGCGTCTCGTTTTTCCGCGACTTCTCGCGCTGGATGCGCTCATACCGCCGGATGTTTGCCTCGGTCCGGTTGTCGACGAACGGCCTGTTGGACTGCCGGATCATCCTCTCAACCTCGTCCGCCGGCGTGTATTCCTCGATCCATGCGCTGATTGAGTGGACGCAGTGTGAATGGTACGGCGGTCGCACTTCCAGCTTCGGGAACCGCGGATCGCGCCCGCTGATCGAATAGACGCGCCCCTGATACTTCGCGCACAGCTCGCACGTGATGCCGACGTAGTTCACGTAGACCAGGTCGATGCCGTTTTGTACGATCATGTTCTCGGCACCGGTGACGTGCGCCTTGCGCTGGTGGTAGTGGATCACGCCGGTCATGTACTTGTCGGCCGGCACCCGGGCGCCGTTCCGGGTTACGATGCCGGTGATGCCCTGCTGGTTCAGCTCGGCGACGGCCTGATGCGTCGCTTCTCGGCGGCTCATGCCGGTCAGCAGCGACCGCTCATTCGCCCGCCTGACGGCCTCTTCGACGCGCCACTTCGCATCCGCGCTCATGTTGTCGCTGGCCTCGAGGATCGAGTAAAACGCCTCGTCCATGATCGCCTGTGCCGCACGCTGGTGGATGAGGGGCTTGAGCGTGCTGTTGATCGCTTCCCGCGCCATGCCGGCCTGTATCATGCCGCTAACGGCCTCCGATGCGCCGGCACGGTACGACTCACTCACGATTCCGGCCATTTGGTTTCCAGCCTCGTCGGTCAGGTCGGCGATGATCGCCTCGATTTGCCGCAGCAGCTCTTCCTTGCGCCGGCGGGAAAGCGATCCTTCCTCGAGCGACTGCACCAAGGCACGCAAACGTTCGTCCGCGCGGGTATAAAGCGCGATCAGTTCCTCGACAGATGGCATGGCTCATCACTCCAGCGTCACCCGCGGCGGCTGTGTGTATGTCGGGTTCAGCGAATCGACTGCCTTTTCGTCCTGGATCTTGCGAATTTCCTCCTCGATCGCCTCTTCCGACCAATCCGGGTGCAGGCGACGAACCGTTGTCTCGAGCGATTGCACGCCGGCTTCGTAGTTTGCCCGCTCTTCCTTGTTCTGCTCTTCCTCGGCCTTCGGCAGCATGTCGCCCCACTCGATGACCGGCGCCTTGACCTCGTACTGCGTTCCGCCGAGCGCGTTTTCGAGTATGATGCACTTGCGGACGGCATCCTTGATCGCCGTGTCGAACTTCGCCTTGATTGCCTCGGCCTTGATTACGCTTTGAATCCAGAGGTAGAGGAGCGCAATGGCCGACGATCCTGATCCAGGCTCAAGGCCCGCGGCCTGCGGCGACGTCTTCGTGATCGCGAGCATGTACTTGATGAGCCTGTTCACATGCTCAAACGATTGCTGCGTCTTCGCATCCCACGTGATGTATTGCGGCACGGCACCTTTGTTTTCGTCGTAACTGACGACCTCAAGGTCGGCGTTCCGGACGAAAAACGCGCCATAGTGTTCATGATTTGTTCGGGCCACGGTATCCCAAAGAGACCGGGGGATCGCGAGCTTCGGCTTGCCGTGCTTTTCGAACACTACGGCGTCCCGGGTGATGGTCCAGTTGATTTCCTCCTGGATAACGGCGACGTTCCGGAGTGCCGACCGACCACGCGGCCGTTCGAGCGTTTCATCGTTCGTCACCATGCCGCACATGAGCTCGGTCACGCCGGCAAGCTCCATATCCTCCGGAATCTCGACATTGTATTGCCGCGCATATTCCTGCACGTCCATTCTCTCGGCGACGGCATCGCCTTCCATCCGGAAAACCATCTGCTGAACGGTCAGGCCGGTTTCGGTCAGGCGATGCCGTTCGACGCGAAGATACATTTTCGGTTTGTCGGAGTCGCCGCGGTTCTCGATCCATGCGATGTCAGCGCCGAGCCCGTCTTGGTGCGGAAAGAACATATCGCGTGTGACCCATTCGAACCATGTCCTTCCGCGCACAGGATCGCGACGGATGCGATACGCGACCATACCGTCGACCTGGTGCTGCGTGACGGCCGCCCACAGACTTGCGCCGACCTTCGACGCTTCGACGACGCCCGATACGAATTCGAGTTCTGGATCATTTTCCGAGTCGGCCGAGATGTTGCCGAGCGCGCGGTTCAGCAGGTCGGCCGGCAGTTCCGCGATCAGGCCGGCGAAGTTGACCACGATGTACGGCACGCCGCTTTCGACGGTCTCCTCGACTCGTTCCCACTCTTTCAGTGATTTCCGGCGCCAACGGTATCGCTTATCTCGACCCGCAAGGCGAGCCCGTGGGAAAATGTCGGCATGGTCGCCATCATACAGCTTGCGATAGAAATTGGCCTCGGCGACCTCGGCGTCGAACGGTGGCGGTGGAAACTGCTTGCGCTCGTATTGGATCGTCAGAGGAATCACCCCTTTCAAGAATAATCACCAGCCCGCCGGACGTTGGCTGCTGAACGGCATGCTCTGCTCTTCCACGAACGCCAACACGACGGCATCCGCCCGGTCCGGCGAGTCCAAACCGCGCTTTTTCATGTCTTCCTTTCGCTCCAGCGCCAGTTTTCCGCGGCTCGTCATTCGGTATTTGCGCTGCGACAGTTGCGCGATCAGCCGGTCGTCGTTCGGCAGCTCGATCGTCGGCGCTTCTCCCCGCATGTGCCGCGAGAAGCTTTCCTGTAGCAGATCCCGGACCGTCGCCCAGGTTTCGGTGCCGCGGTTCTCGTAATGCTCATCCTCGTCGGACGTCGGCTTGCCGCTGTTGTTGACCGGTACGACCGTCCAGTCGTATAGGCGATCTTCGCGGATCACCTCGTTCAACCGGTCAGTGACGCCACCGCCAACGCCGGTGTCGTCAACCTTGATCAGCACACGGCGAAGCTGCGGGAACCGCTGCATCATCTCTTTCCCCGTCGCGATGACCCAGCCGGCCGTGACCATCGTGTCTTGTTTCCGGTAGCAATGCAGCGGGAAAACCTTCATACCGATCCTCGGCGCGATAACCGTCTCGTCATCGCCAAACCGCGCTACGTCCACGCCCAAGTGGAGCGTGTCTCCTTTGGGTTCGACGCTTGCGTTCGCGGCCAGCTCGACGAGTTCAAGCGGGATAAAGGAATCGGATTCGGCCTTCGGGAACTCACCGTACACCCGCACGCGCACGACATCGCTGTCGGCACCGTACTTGTCAATCAGCATCTGGATGTTCTCGCGACTCGTTCTCTTGCTGTCGCGGCTGTCGACCTTGTGCGTGCGGTATTTCGCCCGGTCCCGGTTGTGCGAATCATAAAAAACCCCACTCGTCCGAGTAGGGTTTCCGCACATCAGCAGCTTGTTTTCGGGGCCGGATAGCGTGCCGAGAATCGCTTCCATGATCGGATCAGCCACCCCGGACGCCTCATCGACGATGAACAGCATGTAGTCTTCGTGGAAGCCCTGCATATTTTCGGGCTTCGTCGCTGTCCTGGCGGTTGCGAACCAGCGTTCCTCGTGGCCAATCATGTATATTTTCGTCTTGGTCCACTTTAGCAAGTTTTTGATCTTCGAACTCTCCAACCACTTGGCCACTTCCGCCCACAGCACGTCATGAAGCTGCTGCCGCGTCGGCGCCGTGCAGACGACCTTGGGATTTGGTCGGCAGCACAGGAACCAAAGGATGATAGCCGACATGAAGGCTGTTTTCCCGACGCCCTGACCGGATCGTACGCTAACACGCGGGTGCTTAGCGACGTCCATCATGGCTTCCCGCTGCCAGTCGTCAGGTTCAAAATCAAGCATATCGACCGCGAAGGCAACCGGATCGTCCCAGTACAGGTCTATGAGATCGACGAGCACATCCAGCGCACTTGCCTTCTTACCCATCACCATTCACCTGCGCCCGCCGGCTTTCCGCAACCTTCTTCAGTGCGTCAATCCAGTTTTCAGCCTCCGGATTCTTGCCGCCGCCTTTGACCTTTTCAGTTTCGGCGTTGATCTTCTCCACCTGCGCCTCCATAAGCGCGAGTTTCAAGCGGCGTTCGTCGTTCTCTGGTGCCGCGGCAAGGAACTGTTTGACAGCGGCTCGGAATTCCTTGGCGATCGCCGCATAAGCCTTGATATCTGTCGCCTGGCGATCCCAAGCGAACTGGAATTCCCACTCCGTCTCATCGGTATAGCCGCCATCTTCGCCGCCAAATGATGTGACTTTCTTCTTTTTCAGCTCCTTGATCATCTCGTCCTTGCCGGTAACGAACATCACCCGCTGCGCCCACAGCAACTTTGCAAACGCGATTTCCACCGCGTGCCACAGCATGTCCAGCGGGTCCATTTCGGAGACGATCGCAAGAAGCTCCTGGAACTCTTGGTTCTGCGGCAGGAACTTGCTATACAGCCCGTGCTTGAGCGCGTTCTTGTTACCCTTTGGCGCGCCGCCGCCCTTGTTCCCCTTCGCGTTCTTATTTCCCTTCGGCGCACCACGTGGCCGCTTGGCGGGGATCTCGTCCCATTTGTCCAGGTACTTCCACTGGCGCACCTGGACGTCTGAAACGCCAAGTTCGGCGGCGATGTCTTTCAGCTTCATCTGCCGGCCGCTCTTCAGCCACATCTTGAGCGCTAAGGCACGGTTGGTGCTGCGTTGTCTGGCCACTACATCCACCCCACCTCCGAAAAAACCGTAGGGATCTCACGTCCTCCTATGGTGCTGACTTCAATCTGACCCGTCGCGGCTATGCGTACCACTTTTCGACTTTCTCAAATAACTCAACCAGTCGATCCTGTCCAAGCCGCCGCAGGGCCTCGCAAAGAATTTCATCCGCCTTTACGTGGTTTGCCTCAATATCGCCGCACTCGCCGGACGCCAGCGCCTCCATGCGTTCGATCAAGTCTTCCACCTGTTACCACGCTCACTCTGATGATTTGAGTTTGTGCCAACGCGACGGGGTTTTCGTAACGTCGCGTTATAAAACAGCTTTTTACAGTTTCCCGCCCCCAACTTTCTTCACTTCTCACAACACCACAATTTCTGTTAAATCCATGCAACACACCCTATATTCTGTTGCACTCGTCATTTTCTCGATTTTCCGCAGTGCAACATAAAAAAACCGGCTCCCAAATGTTGCGAGTGCAACATGGGCCGGATTATGCGTAACTCAATTTGGAAATTGCTGCATCCATCATATCCTGCGTGAGTCCAAGGTACATCAAAGTGATGGTTTCGGAGCTGTGATTGAACATTTGCATTAATAACGCGAGGTTTCTCGGATTGTCCATGTAAAGGTGGTAACCCCACGTCTTCCGCATCGTGTGGCAGCCGATGTTTTTCAGCCCGAACTTACGCGCCGCCTTGTTCAGCATCTTGTACACCGTGGCGCGGTCGACAGGCTGATTCGGCAGGCCATTCGATTTCTTCCGCTGCCGGGACGGGAACAGAAATTCATGGTCGTGCTTGCCCTCGATGTATTTGTCAAGGTCCTTTTTGACTTCCGGATGAATGAGGAACCGCTTGCGCTTCCCCGTTTTCTTCTCGACGATTTCAACATGCGTCCCCCGTACGTCCCGAACCCGAAGATTCAGGAGGTCAGAAACCCGAAGTCCACTATATACCCCCAGACTGAACAGAAGATAATCGCGCTCGCTGCGCAACCGGAGATAATCGCGGATCGCTTCCACAACCCGTTTATCCCGGATCGGTTGGACGAAGTTCATGATCACCACCTCAATAGAAAAGCGCCCGAAGGCGCTCATTTACTGTAGTTTTTCCAGCAGGAGTTCGATATTTTTAATATCCGCTGCATTTTCCCTTTCGATTTCAGCTTTCTTTTGCTTCAAAAAGGTTATTCTCTCTCTCACATTTGAAAGATATTTGCTGTATTCTTCGTAAATTTTGCCTTCTTTAATTCCGTCAGCCTCTATAACTGAGTAAACCCTTTCGAGAATCTCCAACTTTTGCAATTCCTCACGAATGTCAAACTGTTTTCCATCAGCAAACGTATAAATTTCCTTTAGTTTGGCATTAAGCTTTTTTATTTGGTGATCAAGCGCTTCTTTCAAGCTCATAATATCCCCTCCCACCACATCATACTACCATAATTCGGCAAAATATGATATGATGAGAGTGCCGCATGCGGAAGCACCGCTGCGGCTCTTATTTTCTCTTGCCCAAATACTTGTCACTGGTATCTTTGATCTCGCATCCATAGCTGCAATGATCACTACCAGGCTTTGCCGGACGCTCACCACATTTAACGCACATCATCGCGAACGCACCCCCGAATGATAGGGCAATACTGCTTAGTGCCTTCCCAACGGCCCCACACGCATCCTGCGCACTTTTCCGGCTGTCGCGGACCATTTTCTTTCCGCTTAATTTCCGCATGCTCTTTCAGAAGTTTATCCAAAGACATATCTATCACCAACAAAAAACGGCCGCATTGCGACCGCATATTTGTGATATAGGCCCGCGTCACAGGCTAACGAATGCGCATTCCCATGACGCGGAAATGTGCGGTTTTGCGGTTTCCTATCAAACCGCCAAAGTCTTAGGCTGTTAACGGGTTGCCAACCTTTACAGACTTCAACCGCACAAAAGCGAGGGAATCCGCCGAAGCAAATGCTTCTGCGCATGCAAAGGGGCATGCTGGCGGATTCTAGCGCCACGACCGGGCTAACCCCGATCCCTCTGGAGCATATGTGTCACGCACCGGGTTAGCGCGTCACAATTTTTTCCCGGTGCGGGATCACCAAAAATGCGTGCGGCACATAGCCGCACAATGGCACTTTTCCGCATCCACCGCCGCACCCCCGATTGCGGCGGTTGTGCAGCACATGCTTGTCCCCGCGCCCCACCCTGCGCGGCTTATGGGG